CATCGATGGAATCAATTAGATCGACCAGGTCATCATAAATTACTGTCAATGTCTGCCCAGTGGTCCCGGTTTTACCGACCGACGAAGCTGTCACGCAGCCATTCGGTTGTCCTGTTCCGGTTCCGATTGTAAATCCTTTATTCATCGTTCTACCGATGCGGTCGGCAAAGCGCTGATTAATCAGCCCAACGATATCAATTTGGCTATCTTGCAGCAATTCGAACGGAATGGTGATCACTTTGCTGCTCGCCTTGAATACGTTCAGTCCGACAGTGCCGAATGTGATATCCAGATCAGTCGCCGTGGTGTTCTCGCCAATCCATTCGCCTTCTTCCGCCGTGCCATCGCTGGTTGGATACGACAATGGGTTACCGCTGCCAGTCTGGATGCTACCGGCAACCATGCGCATGCCGGAGTAGTCCTTCACCGCGCTGATCAATTCGCTGGCCACTTCACTTTGCACGGTGTAACCGCCTTCTGTAGTGGTTGTGGTGCTCATTGTGTTTTGTATTTTCATGCGCTCTTCCGCATTTAACGAGTGAACACCTTGAGCCAGCACTTTTGCGTATAGCTTGCGGCTTTCGTTCTTCGCTTTGTTATCATCCAGGACCGGAGCATCTGCGAATGATTTTTGGGCTTGCACATCGAGCATTTTTTGCACGCTCAGAATTTGCTTATCCAATCGTTCCATTTCGTCGGCGAAACCATCAAATGCTTTCTGATCCTCCGGGCTCCACAGCTTGTCGCCTTTATCAGCAAGCAGATTGTTCGCTTTCCTTGAGATGTCGTTTCTTGCCTCGCGCAAGGCTTGGATGCTTCCGTGATTGATGGGCATGGGTTTTTCTCCTGTATAAAATAAAAAACCCGCTTGCGCGGGTGATAGGTACAAAAATAAAACGTTGTTTTTAGTTACTGCACGCGCTTAATATCCTCATGCGCCTCTCGGCCAAGGCTCGCTTACGCATCCAGGTGTCATTCTGCGGTTCTTGTTTCGGCTCTGTCAGCGCCTTGGGCGTGTTATCGAATGCAGACAGGTCCCATCCGTTGCTGGCCAGCTGGCCTTCTGATTCAACATCACCATCGAATATTGCATCAACAAAACCCATGTCCTTGGCTTCTGACGCATTCATCCAGGTCTCGGCATCCATCATGGTTGCTATCTCTTCTTTGGATTTGCCGGTTTTTTTGATGTAATCATTGATAATAGATTCGTCGAATTTACCGAGCAAATCGGCTAATTCTATAAAATCATTTTTGTTGCCGAATGCCAGGGTCCATGCGTTGTGGATCATCATGAATCCGCCATCGACCATGCTGATGGATTTCGCCGCCATTGCGACATAGGTGGCTGCGCTGGCTGCTAGGCCGTCGATTTGTGCTGTTACGTTGCCGTGCTGACGGATGGCCGCATACATGGCACGTCCATCGAACACGTCGCCCCCTGGTGAATTGATGCGTAGCGTGACCGCTTTGTCGCGATGATTCTCTAGCTCTACCGCCAACGAATGAGCGGATACACCAAAATACTCGTCAATCACGCCATAGAGGAAGATGGTGACAGAATCAGCTTGATTATCTACCCGCAGTGCCTTTCCTGCTTCTCGATTGTTGGCCTGAAGCAGTTGCATCAGTTTTCTTTGTACTTTCATTGGATTTGCCCTTTGGTTCATAGATTTTCTCGCCGCCTTCTTCAACACTTAGTTTGGGTAGATTTTTAATTGCCCGGACTTCGTTCAGCTTCATGAGTCCCGGTCCTTGAGATCCACCGAGCATTTCACGCAGATATTTTGATTCTGATTCGGAGTCGCCTTTCAGCAATCCTTGCAAGTTGTATTCAACAAACTTGTCGTCATTCGGGAAAAATTTCCGGTTGAGTTCTTGCTCGATCTTTATCAGGTAGGCTTGCAGGATGAATTTCACGAAACCAAGCGTGATTTGCTCTATCCCTGTTCCCCAACTGGATGTCGTGTCGTTCGCTCCGATCATTACAGGAGGCACGCCGAATGCTCTGGCGATATCGATCACTTGATACTTGCGGCTATCCAGCAGTTCAACATCGGCTGAAGAAAGGCTGATTTCTTTAAGATCAAGACCTTCTGTCAGGATCATCGGCACACCAACGTTATTGCCGCCGCCATATTTTTTTATGTATTCGTTGCGGAGCTTATCAATTAAGTCCGGATCCATCTTGTTATCTGTCTTGATCAGATGTTTTTGCATGCCGCTGTTTTTGAAAAACTGCCCGCTAAAATCATCGGCGGCCAGAGCGATACCAATCGACTGATGCGCGGCATGATGAATGATTGATTTAGCCCGTCCGGTGTCGCCATCATATCCGAAGCCAGGAATATGCAGCATGTCGTCGGAATGGATTCCGATCGGGTTGCCATTACGCGGCTGATATGCGTAAGCAATGTCTGCTTCATCGGTCACTGCCACCCTGACTCTGTCTGGATGCAGCGGGATTATTTTTATCGGTTCACCCATTCGGTCGCGAATAATGCGGGAAAACGCATCGCCACGGAATGCGATCGATCTTATCCAGCGATCTGCCATGCTGGCTGCGGTCCACGCCTGGCATGGCTCCAGATTCAGCAGTCGGTGCAGCTTGGGTTTTATTTTCTTTCTGCCATCTTGCGTTTCTTCATACACTGACAATGGCAGGCTGGCGATCGTGCCTCCGATCAGTTGCACGCAGGCCGCTACAGCAGCCACGCGCATGGCGGTGGCTTCCGTCACCGCGTATCCGGATGATGCGGGCATGCCACCTAATAATTCTATTACTTGTGGATCCCCGCTACGAACCAGCACTGAATCTGTGGTTGAATTCCGGATGCCCAGTTGATTTTGGTTGCGCTGCGCCTGTCGGTCGGCCATGAATCTCGCAAGAATCACGCTGCCTTTGTTCGACAGCGGCGCATCGGTTTCAGCAATATTCACAGGGATACAAAGCCTTGTTCTATGATTTTTTGATTGCGATCGCCAGTCATAGCCCTCGATAGTGCTGTAAGAAGCGCGATCGGACCGTCTATTTTTTGGGATGCCTTATCTTTTGTTGGATGCTTGAGCCCTGTGAATTTGGATTCTTTCACAACAACATTTCCAATCATCCAGTTAAATGCCGGGTTGTAAGAGACAACCAATTTCTTTTCGAGCACAAGGTTCTCAAGTTCGGTTACGGCCGACGTGAACGTCAATCCGTTTTGTTTTATCTCAACGAGCGGTAGTGAGTGTTCATTGATTAGTTTTGTTGCAAAATATCTCGAAAGTGCCGGATCGAAAGGTATTTCACATAAATCAAATAACCCATCAGACTCAACAAGATCATTCTTTATCTGGTCAAAGTCGGTCACATCACCTTCATTCCCGATGATGTATCCATCATCTCGCCAGCCAATATATTGACTGTTCTCAGATTCCTCTATCGCAGTATCGTTTAAGTATAAAAGTGGAAATACATAAAGACTCCCTCCACGCCAGAATACTTTTACTGTTGCAGCAAAGTCTTTTTTCTCCGCTAGATCCATCCCTATCCAGCATTCCTCGCCATGAAAATCTGATATATCTAGAGAGGCATCGCAGCATGATTCCCATTTCAACATGTCCATCCAAGATTCCGCAGAAGTCACCCAGACATTCATGCGCTTGGTCAAGAAATTATTTCTCGCAGTTGATAGCTTTGTTGCTTTATCCGCAAGACGCTCCATGTCATCGCGGTATACCGACACATCCAAATTAGGATTCGACTTCCTCCATACCAACTGATCCTTCCAGGCATCCCCGTCATCAATGGTATATATGATCCCGAAGTAAGTGTCGTCCTGAGCAGGATTGCCTTTTACAGGATAGCCCAGGCCATCATGTAATTTAAGTGTGGAATTCAGTATGCTTGTGACATAAGTGCGCTGTTCGTAGCATATTCCGCTTGTATCCGCTCCGGCGGTGGTTATGCACCACACTAGCGGTTGGCTTCGCGCCCCTGTTCCGGTTTCTATTACATCAAATACGTCTCTGGTTTTGTGAGCATGCAATTCATCGACGCTTGCGAAATGTATATTCAGGCCGTCTAGTGTTGATCCTTCTGCAGATAATGAAACATATTTCCCGCCATTAATTGTCTCGTAAATACTATGCTGAAGGACGACAACCCCGTAGCGTTTTCTAAATCCGCTTTCTTTGATCGCCATGGCAAGCGACGTATCAAATACGATCCTGGCTTGATTGCGTGTTGTCGCCGAGGAATAAATTTCTGAACCAGGCTCATCATCGGCTGTGAGCATGTAGAGCGATACGCCGCTGGTCAGCGTGCTCTTTGCATTCTTCCTAGGGACTTCAATGTATACAGTTCTGAATCTTCGATATCCGTCTTCCTTCCTAAACCATCCAAAAATTGTTGTCAGAATAAATATCTGCCATGCTTCAAGATTTATTTTTTCTCCACACCACCGGCCTTTTACATGCGGCAAGAGTTCGATAAATCTACAAATATGTTCTGCTTTCGAAATATCCCACTTGTAAGGGTAGGCGCTGGAACTCTTATATTTGTCTAAATCATCCAGCTGGCGACGGCATGCTGCTTTGACCCATTTGCACGCAGGTATTTTTCCATCCAAAACACCTTGCGCATAGTCAACAGCAGCATCAACGTAATAACCTAAAGGGCGTTCCATCCTGATTTAACTACTTCCGGCTTCTCAAAACCTTCAAGCGTTAGTTGATTTTCACTTGGCGTAGCCTTGCTTCTAGAGCTTGGTGACATGCCGAACTCGGCCGCGAAGCGCATCATCCGATCATAAGCACGATTTCTCACCTGGACCCAGACTG